CCGGGTCATTTTTGACTGATTCATATTTTATCTTTCGAATCTCTGATATTTCTTTTCTTTTTTCTTCTCGATACTGTTTGGAATAATCACTACAACATTTTGCACAGTTCGACTGATAACCGTCGGATGATTTTCGATTTCGATGAAATAAAGACATATCTTTATCTCTTTTGCAAGTTTTACACTTCTTAATCACTTGGGCGACCACCCACTCGAACCGGTACCAGATTCTTTAACATAAAGAGTTGTCCCAGCACCACCAGCGGTATTCAAATAAAGAGCACCGGGATCAGCAGTTACGACACTTTCGGGCGAACCTGATCCCACTTTTACAGCATCATCAAGAAACGAAACCCAATTATGAATATTATTAAGAATCCAATTCAAATGATTTCGTGCAGGGATGTCATCTTCTAGATATCCGAGATTGATCTTTTCAACAGGTGGCTGCACTCGATTAGGTTGGCCATATTTAGGCCCAGTCTGATCAGTATTTGCCCATACTATCAAATCTACAGGTTTTGCGATTGCCATTGATTGTTCCTACATTCATTAAACATTTTGATAAACTTCAGCGATGGGGAACCCAGTGTCACCGGTCGCACCGAAACTAATAGAAAGGAGATCACCATTTTCTAATATAAAGTCATCTTTGTTTTCAAGCCAAAGAGTACCATCAGCGGTTTCACCGAATCCTCCACCATACTCAACATCCTGCACGGTTGAAGTAGATGAATTAAGCCCAAGATCCCCATTGTTGTGAAGTTTAAAATCATCATCTTCATTTAGACCAAGGATGACTTCTTCAACCTCAGCTTCTGCTGTTACAAATGGTTCTTCACCATGAGACGCGATTACAGTGGTAAATGAGTTTACACCCGCTGGTGTGATTCCTTGAACATTACTAGCAATATTTCGATCAACAAAACCACCATCGGTGAATAACTGATAAGCGGCAGGAAACATATTCCAGTATTTTGCTTTAAGTGGTGAAGTAGTAAGCCGGAGATACTGTAATATGTCCTCTGGAGTACCCTCAGACGTCCCCTGAAAGACTCTTAGATAGATCTCACGCCTATATGCCTCATCATCCAAACCGCCTCTGGGGACGTTCACATGAGCCCCTAGGATGTCTAGGTTGAAACCCGTGGCGATGGCAAGGTTTCTATCATTGAATAGTTGCTCTAACTCGAACGAAATATTACCTGAGCCTTCAACAAAGTAATCTACAAGATTGTATATCTGTTCTTTATTTCTGAACTGTTCAGTTAACCTAAGTTTGATTCTGTCTGCAATCGCTATTCCGAAATCAACAGGGGCTAACTCACTGACATCACCATTTATAGGTGCGCCATTAATTTCAAAATCATTAACTGCCATGTTGGCCCCTTAAATATTAAATTTCTGAAATAGTCAAACGAAGTGTTGAGAACAAAGGTATTTCACGAGCAGGCACACTGACAGGTGAAGAACTCAATGCTGGAGTATCGTTCTCATTGTAACTTGAACCAACCGTAATGATTAAGCTCTGGATACCTGACACAGCATCGAAAATATCACCAAAGAATCTCTGAGGAATTACATCTTCACCAAGACCTAGAGTATCACCGTATGCAAGAACTGCATCGCGAATCGCATCTTCGCCATTAAGAGGGAAAATTTCTTCATTATATTTAGAGTATGTTACATCTACCGTGATAAATAACGAGGTAGGTCGTGAGAAGAAAATAGTATGAGAATCACCATTGCTGTCCTGAATTACTTCAGAAGAGGTACCGTATGTTTCAATACCAGCAGGCCCGAACTCCCAAATAGTTTCAGCTAAAGATTCATTCGCACCACCTAAAATAACACTTTCATACGACTTAGGGGGACGACCATCAGCGTCTACGGTTAATGTTCTATTCTCAACCACAACAGCAGAAGACACACCCTGAATATTCAACAGTGCTTTTCTGATTGCTTCAGGAGTTGCTTTACCTGCCGAACTTTGCAATTCTGCTCGACGTAACCTTAACTCGTCATCAGTTTCCACTAATCGACCAATGATAAGAGAAGAGGCGTTGTTTACAGAAATGACACCGGATACGGGTGTTGATAGAACAGTAATGGATTCACTTGGTGCGGACAATTGACCAACATTAATTGCTTCAACAAAAATTGGAGTTTCAACTTCTTCGGTAGAAATATGAGACGAGTTCTTAGTCAACGCGAATGTGTTAGTTACTGTATTATGGATAACAAAGATTTGATCTGTTGATACTGATGTAATTGTCAGATCAGGATAGTCGATACTTGCGTCCAGCGCATCAAATAAACCATCCCTGATAGTTGTTACAGTATTACCACTCGAAGGTGTAACGTATGAAACTTGAGCACCGTCGATAGTGATTCGGTAAGTGGCGTTGTTGGAAACATTTATAATCTTCAATAGCGCCGAATATGCGTTATTTGTAGATACTGTAACCTGTTCTGTTGTCTGATATAAATCCTTGGTGTCTTTTTGCTGTACCTGTGTGAATCGAGGAACAGTAGTACCATTGTCAGCTTTGAATTCAATGTATCCGGAAGTACTTGTCGCACCTAAACGGAAAACACCAACGAGGGATGCTAAATCATCAAGTGACTTACCTGCCGCAGCGTTAGGATTGAACGAGTCATAAACCTTCTGCATTTCTTCCCAAATTATAGCCATCTCAACAGCAGACAACTGGGCAATCTGACCTAGCAGACTATTTACAGAAGTATCAATACCTGAACCAAAGAGTTCTTCAGCGCGATCCCTCATGTCACCGATGACATCATCATATCGCTTAATGTCAAAACCTTGATCTGTAAGACCTGCCATTATTAAACTCCAATTTCAAAAGTTTGCGTTAGTGTTTCACCCGTGGTCAAGATAACTTCAAAATCAAGTTCATAACTTCTGTTAGCCTTATCGAAGGTAGATGAAAATTGGTTAATTCTTTCAACCAAAGGTTCTTCAAGGATCTTTGCTCTAAGTATTGCATCAACAGCAGCTCTGGATGTTTTATCAAGAATCTGTTGGTAGTACGGTACACCTTCCCTTGTATCTAGTATCCACTCGCCCTGAAATATCCAGATGCGAATCTTCAGTCTCTGGGCGGCATCTTCGAGGTCATCGGATGTTAATCTAGGTGTACCGTTTTCAATCAAAATGTCATGTGTTACTGGATCAAGATAAATATCTGTGTTCATGTTAAACCTCTATGAAATCATCAGCAGTAACTGTACCCACAACCACAATACTACCATCTGCTTGGACATCACCTGTTAACGTAGAAATACCATCAACTTGTATATCGCCGGAAATTGTAACGTCGCCGGAAAACTCAGATGATGGGCTATTGATATTAACTTTCAACGGAGCATTGATATCGACAGAACCATCTTGTTTCATTTTTACAGATGTTTCATTAGATGTACCGACATTGAACCGTACTTCAAGATTATCCGGGTTCGGTGAGTTATGGGTTCTGAAAGTTTGTAATCCGGGAATTGCAAATGCATCACTCAAGTCGTGTAATTGACCTTTACCGGGAGAAACTTTCTCACCTTGAGAATTAACCCATTTGTCGATACTGGTTTCGCAGAATACAGCTAACACGATATCACCGACATTAATTGGGAAGGATATTAACGAATTAGTGGTACCTTGAAAAAGTAAAGGGATACCTTGAATAATGGGTAGATCTGCAATGTAATCGTTCGAGTATTCTTTTCGAATCAAAGGTTGTATGTCAACTGATTGAGTAGATGGGTGGTACGCAAGAACAGTACAAGGAAGTGCAGTGTGAAGATCGCTTAGAGTATATCTAATTCTAGAATCAATCAGATTACCCAATGTGGGTGAATTATTCATTAGAACTCCTGTACAATTGCTTCTACTTCAGTATCCCAAGATCCACCTTCAAACGAACCGCTATGCCTCACTTTCTTAACTTTAGCGATAGCATCAACTTGTTCGGATACAATCTTGACGAAAATCTCAGGAAGAACTTCATGGTTCATTGTACATTTAAATTTGTAACCCTTAACGGGAGTTTTATCATT